TAGTTTGTTCTTTACTATGATATATTTGTTGTCCATCATATATATAATCTATACTATCAGTTATAATATCAAAGAAAACTTCAGTATCTAATTTATTTTGATCTGTTAATTTTAATGTTTTTAACTTCAAAAGTAAATCTAATGATGGATATTTCATCATTACACCTACATCATTAAATAAAGATATTTTATTTTCATGTCCTTCTGGTGTAATTACAGGAATATTCATTATATTAATTTTTAATATTGTTTTAGCTTCTTTTTTATCTTTACATTCTGGTGTATCGCATTTAGCCATTAACTCTACTTCTTCGCCAACAGATTTACCACGTAATTGACAAAAAATATATTCTAAATCAAATAACGCTAAATTATTTGCATCAATACCATTTACACATTCACTAACAATTGTTTTAAGTGTATTCATCATTGTTTTTTCATCTTCAGATTGAAAAGCAAGTAATAAAGCTTTTTCTTGTTTTACTAAAAATGGTTTATACTTATATTCTTTCTTAGAAGATGGAACAGTCAATGTGTAGGTTGGTGTACTACTTATAGGCAATACCATGTTATTATTCTCCTTCAGTTTCTTTATAATTTTTAATTATTTTATTCAATTCATTCGTAGAACCTATAAACACATTATTGTTTACAGTTTTTGATTCTTGTTTATATACTTGTCCTACAACTGCTTGTTGTTTATGTAAATCTAGTAATTGCTGGTTTACGTCAGCAAGTTGTTTTATCATATTACCTACAACTTCAAAGGCTCTTGGATGCTCTGATTGTTTTGCTATCTCTAATGAATGTTTTAATGCTTCTTCACCTTTTATAAGAAGATTATGAAGATTAGCACGAGTAGTGTTAAAATCATTAGCAATCGTATTTTCTTTATCATTTGCTATTTCTCTTGAACTTATAACTTCCAAATTTGTATATGGTTCAGTTTTTATTTTTTCACTATTAAATACTTCACTTAATTTATCATCTATAATAGACATTTTATATTCCTATACTTAAATTATTCTAAACGTTTGTCCTAACATACCATCTAAAGTTTTTTGACTAATTTTAACATTCGAATTTAATATATCAGGAGCTGCTTGTGAAAATTGTGGTGCAAACTGATTTGTTCGATTATTACTAATTGAATTACTTAATCCAGTAAATGTATCTTGAAATCCTACAAAGTCACTAAAGTAGTTTGCTGCAACTGGTAAAGAATTTACAATTACACCAGCAGGATCAGTTAATACTTGATTTCCAATTTCTTGTATCCCTTCTAATATAGATTGAATCCATCCTTTATTTTTAGCTGGTGGTGGAGAATATAAATTTGTAGTAAAATACTTATAAGCATAAGTTACACTCAGTTTTGCGATTTCATTAGATGCTTGAGATAAATTAATACTCTGAACAGTTTTAGGATATGCTTCATGTAGTTTGATTAAGTATCTTGTATTATTTGCTACATCGTTTATGAATAGATGAACTGTACTTACGTAATTTTCATAAAATTGTATTGTTCTATCCGTTGTATTTTGAATCGAATTTTGCCAAGCTTCAAAAAAAGCCTTTACTTTAAATCCTGTATCTATATAATAATTAGCAGTTACTGGATCAAATATTTTCTCGTAAGGCATTTCTCTAGTTTCACCAAATGTACGAGCAGGTGTTGTAGATATATTTACTCCTGGAATATTAATAGATTCACAATATAAAAATAACTTTCTGTAAAAATCAGCTGCAGCAAATGCTGGGTTTGTTCTTAAAGTTTTTGGTGCATCAACAGTACACCCAAAACGATTTGTTCTGCTTAATCCTTCTCTTTTAACTTCAGCAATAAACTTTTTTATATCTTGAGGTGATGTTGGTGCTTCTGCTCTTGATAAACCAAATATATCTAAAATTGACATTAAATTTTTCCTATACTGTCTGCCCAGACGCTTGATTTGTTTACTGTAAATCTTTCAACAGGCAACATCATAACTGTAAACCAATTTTCAGGAGAGACTCTTAACATTTGTGATTTTACATAATCATATAAGTATGCATGAACACAAGGTTGTGCTAAACGAAATTTACTAGCTGATCTTATAGTTGCCCAGCTATAACGTATTCGAGTTGTGTCATTATATTTTTTGTTATTCGCATATTCTAATAATCTATCTAATAATCTTATTCTTAATTGATATGGTAGATAGTGCATATTTAAACCAGTAAATCCTTTGTCAGTAGTTGAAAATGGAAATACTAAAGGAAACATATCATAATATGGTAATTTTTCTTTTAGCTTTGCATCGTAAAAATACATATATAAATTTCCAGGAATCAATGTACTTACTGTACGATTTTTAGCATCAGCTCTTAATAAAGACTGCGGTTGAATACGAGCAGTTCTTAATTTTGCTGTTTCTTTTTGAAACCAATTTAATGACTTCGTTAATATAGTCTTATCTTGACTATATTTTCTAAAAATATCTTCCGCTGTTTGTCTAGGTCTAGCCATATCACTATTTATTTACTATTGTTTAATCCTAAGTCTTTTTCTGTTAAAATAATGAACTTTTGATTACGATCTAAAGCATATTCCCTAGCAGCTTTCCATTTAGCTGAGTTTATTATAAAATTATGACATTCTTTTAAGTATTTACTTGTTTTGGCTCCAGGATATTCAGGTGTAATAGTTTGAGAATATGGCTTAATTTCAACTAAATAAGTCTTAAGAGTACTAGTTTCTTTATCTTTAACAGTAATTGAAAAGTCTACAAAATATCTATGTATTCTTTTATCGATGGGAGAGCGATAAGGTATAACAACCTCTTCACTTTTCCATGAAACTACTGATGGATTTTTATCGCACCAAAGAGCAAATCTTGTTTCCCAAGATGAACGTAAATAGATTGATGTAGGGTCACCTACGTATTTTTCAGGGAATATTGGTTTATATCTTCTAGTGTGAAACATAATTAATAAGGAATTAACTATTTATATGTCTATTTTAAATTCTAATACCCCAACAGCTAACTTTGGTGATTATGGCGATTCAGTATATCGCACGAAACAATACATGTATCCGATTGATTTACTTTCAGTAGATCCGAATAAAAATGAATATGGTGGTCAGTATATGCTGATTTATATTAACGTAATATCAGATACTAGTTTTAAAAGAGCTGATGAACAACTATCAGCAATACCAAACATAAGTAAAAGAGTTGGAAAAGAATTATCAGGACTCAAAGCAGTTGGATCTAAATTTTTACAAGGAAATAAAATAGCATCAGCTATTGCCTTAGCTGGTGGATTGAGTGGTGGTGCTGGTGGAATATTGTCAGCAGGAGCGGGAGGTGGTCTTCTTGGTGCTGCGATAGGTACTGCGTTAGGAGGTGCGTTAGGTGTGTCACTTTCAGGAGAATTTTCAAAACCTAGAAAAAGATTATTGTCAGCTATCGCTTTACATATACCAAATAATATTTCTATACAGTATGGTGTTAATTATGGTGAAGCAGATGGGAATATTGCAGACTTAGCAATGAGAGGACTTGATGCATCTGCTGACTCATTAAAAGCACTCATTAATACTCCAGCTGGTGCAGGAAAAGAAGCATTAAAACAAGTAAAAGATAATTCACTCATTCCAGGATTACAAGGAGCAGGATTAAATGTATTAGGTGATACAGGAAAGATAATAGGAAAATTAGCAAGTGTTGCTACTAATCCAAAAAAAGAACAAATATTTGAAGGAGTACCTTTCAGATCATTTAGTTATACATATGATTTTTATCCTCGTAGTGAAGAAGAATCAGAAAATGTTAAAAGAATACTTGATGAATTAAAATATCACATGCATCCTAATTTTAAAGATGATGCAGGTTTCTTATTTGAATATCCAGCAGAGTTTGATATATTTTTTATGCATAAAGGGCAAGAAAATAAATTTATACATAAACATAGATCAGCTGTATTAGAATCATTAGCAGTTAATTATTCACCTAATGGTCAATTTTCAGCATTCGCTAATGGATCACCAACAGCTTATCAAGCTACAATGAACTTTAAAGAAGTTTCAATTATTACAAAAGAAGCTTTAGAAAATATGGGTGAAGTTAAACAAAGAGGCACAACTAGTGCTACAAGAAATTTTGGTGGACAAAGTGATACATTTTAAAGGAGATAATAATGTACTTTAGAAAATTTCCAAAAATATATTATACACTACGAGAAAAAAATGTAGATGTATTCAAAGTAGTCACAGATATAACTGCTAATGTTAGAGTAAGAAAACAAGCACTTTCAAATATAACTATATGGGAAACTTATGATATACGTGAAGGAGAAACACCTGAGATTATTGCTGAAAAATTTTATAAAGATGCTACATTACATTGGGTAATTATGTTAGTAAATGATCGTTATAATATGTATAACGATTTTCCATTATCGCATAATGAATTAATGAATTATGTAGATAAAAAATATCCAGGAACACAAAATTCAATTAAAGAATATAGGAAAGATGGATTTGTAGTTGATAGTACTGTAAATGGTGCTGTAGGCATAACAAATAAAGATTACGAAATAGAAAAAAATGAATCTAAAAGAAGAATTAAAATTATAGCACCAGCGATTATTAACACTGTGGTTCAAGAATTAAATGACTTAATGAGTGGTGGTATTGAACAATCAATAATAAACCCTTAAAATAAATTATGGCATTAGATAATATAGCATATGCAGGTGATATACAAGTAAAACAGGCTGATTTAGTTGGTAAGTTTTCAACAATCAGTTTGACTGGACTTTTTAATCAAATAGAAATTTACGAAGATTTGTTTTCTCCTTTTATTACAGGAAATATAACAATTTCAGAGTCATTCGATTTAATTAATAATCTTCCATTAATTGGTGAAGAATTTTTAATTTTAGATATAACGACTCCTTCATTTGAAAAAAGAATTAAAGGAAGATTTTATGTATTTAAATGTTCTGAGAAAGTAGCAATCAAAGATAAGTTATCAGGATATACTTTAAATTTTATTTCAATCGATGCAATAAATGATTTAAATATTCGATTAAATAATGCTTGGTCTGGTTTTTGTTCTGATATAGCTTTTAAATTAATTACTAAAGATAGAGCTGGCATTCAAACTGAAAAACCAGTAAATATAGAAGATACAATTAATGGTATAAAATTTGTTTGTAATAATTGGTCTCCTATTAAAGCAATTAACTATGTGGCTGAAAAAAGTGTGAATAGAGATGGTATATCATCTTATCTATTTTTTGAAAATAGAGAAGGTTTTAATTTTGTTTCACTTCATACATTATATCAAGGAAAACCTATTCAAGATTTTATATTTGATAATTATGAAAGAACAGAGACTAACGTAGGTGATACCATACGTGATGTAGAGCAAGATTATAGACGTATTATTACAATGTCTATGCCTAGTGGATTTGACTTTATAGATAGACTTTCAAAAGGTATGTTTACTTCTAATCTTACAAGTTATGATATGGTGACTAAAAGGTTTAAAAGACAATATTTTTCATACCAAGAAGAATTTAATAAAATGCCACATTTAAATAAATTTCCATTAAATAGTACAGAAGTAGTTTCTGCTCCTGATAGTTTAGTATTTAATAAGATAAAACATACAGCTATGCATAATGGATTTGATGATGTAACTAATAGTGAAAAATTTCTTTTTAGGTTATCAGCATTAGCAAATACACAAGGGTTTAAATTAAAAGTTGAAACGATTGGAAGAACTGATTACACAGTGGGTAAAGTTGTTTCTTTAAAAACGTTCAGAATAGAGTCTATTGATGAAAAATCAAATGACACAGTAGATCCAACATATACAGGAAAATATTTAATTTCAGCAGTTAAACATAGTATATTTGACGCTAAACATACATGTACTTTGGAATTAATTAAAGATAGTTTATCACAAGGTATCGGAGAATTAGCATAATGAAAATATTTATTGGTAAAGTTGAAAATAGAAATGATCCTTTAAAACTTGGTAGATGTCAAGTAAGAGTAATTGGTGTTCATGATGAAAACCCTGCTATACTTCCTACAATAGATTTACCATGGGCTATGCCTATATCACCAATAAATTCTGCATCAAGTGCTGGTATTGGTGTATCACCAACAGGAATAGTTTTAGGGAGTATAGTTCTTGTTACATTTACTGATAAAGATGATCAAACACCAGTTATACTTGGCACACTTGCAGGTATCCCTCAAAATCAAAATAATTCTTTAGTTCTTAAACCATCTGATAGAAAAGGAAATATAAACACAGCAGTAAAAATTGGTTCAGATGGTGTTTCGAAACTTGTATCAGGTCAAATAAGTTCAAATGTAAATATAATTAATGCTGTCGCTAAACAAAGGGGTGGAATTGTTGAAACAGCAGCACAAGTGGTTGAAGATTCTAAAGGTTTATTAAAAGGTGACTTAGAAGTAGAAAAAGCAAGACCTTTCTCTACTTTTTCTGTAACTGATGATAGTGTAAAAGAAATTATAAAAAATACTGCATTTACTGATGTTGCTGCTCAAATTACAGATTCATCTGGTAAAGTAATTAAAACCGTTATAGGTTATGGTCAAGATACATTTCAAGGAAAACCTGTTACAACCTCTTTTCCAGGAAGTATAGATAAAGAAACAGCTCAACAAGCATTTAAAGATTATTTACAAGTAGATGTTGCTGATAAAC